GGCGTGCCTCGGCCTGGTCGCGGCTGGCCTTCGCCAGGGTGCCGACGCCCGAGAACAGCTCGCCCAGCGCATCAGCGTTGAGCTGGGATCGCGCGCCGGCGAGGTTGTTGCGCAGCGACAGCGCGGCGTTGTTGGCGCCGGACGTCATGTCGGCGCCGGTCTGCGCCAGCTGGATCATGTTCATCCGGCTGGTCTCGTCGGCATTGCGCAGCTCGTTGGCCGCGCTCTGGGCCAGGCGATCGGCGGTCAGGATGCCCTGCTGGTAGTCCTGGCCCAACTGCCGGTTCGCGTCGACAGACGCGGATCCGCCCGTCAGGCCATTGCGGGCCATGGCAAAGCGCAAGCTCCGGTCCGCAGCGTCATGCTGCCGGTCCAGGTTCTGCCGGTAGAAGCTGCGGCTGGCCGACAGGAAGTCGTTGATGTCGGCCTCCCGCTGCGGGCTGCCGTAGATCTGGTTGATCTGCTGCATCGACCGATTGATGTTCGCCTGCCGCAGCCCTTCCTGCTGGGCCGCCTGCTGTGCTGCCTTGTTGGAACCGCCTCCGGCACCCATCACTCACCCCTCAGTTTCGAGAAATGGGCGATGTCCTCGCCCTGCACGCCGAAGTGGCGCCAGACGCCCTCCGGCTTGAACCCCAGCGACCGCTCGAACCACTCGATGGCCTTCTCCCGGGTGGTCAGCGCGCTGGTCTGGAGCCTGTGTGCGCCGCATTCGAAGATGCGATCCATGGCCCACCGCGTGAGCTTGGTCATCGCGCGCCACTGCTGAGCCCAGCCCTCTTCGGTGCCGACCATCCAGGCCTGCCACACGCCAGTGCCGACGGGCTGAAACCCGCCGGCTGCCGCTGGGAGGTTGTCGCCCTGCAGGATCGTGAAAGCGAAGCCCTGCGACTTCTGGGCCGTATCGATGAAGAACGCAGCGGCAACGTCCGGCGAGAACTCAGCCAGACCCGTGACAGCCAGGAACTGGGCCTTCTCGTCCTCGCGCATCCGCTCCGACAGGAAGACCAGATGCGCGGGACGACAGGGAACGATGTTCGAGGGAAGGCGAGCGGGCAGCATGGACGTATGCTGCTGCCCGCCGGAGGGGGTTCAACGGAGTCAGGACATGCTGCGCAGGTCCTGCAGGTACAGGCCGAACGCGTTCCATTGCCACGGCTGACTGCCGTCGTAGGTCAGCTTGACCGACAGCGACGGTGCCGCAAGGGGCATCGGGATCACCATCCCGGGCACGGTGTCCGCCGGCACAGTGTAGCCGGGCGTGAACAGGCCACCGTTGCTCTGGTCGATGCCGAAGGAGACGGAAACTTCTCCCTGCCCCACGATGTCGAATCCGTACAGCATCTTCGTGGCGCCCGGCTGCCCGAACTCGAGCCACGGCCACTGGATCGTCCCTTCGAACGGCACAACCTCGAACGTCCAGCCATCCCCCTGAATGCCGATCTCGTCACCGGCCGCTTCACCGACGCGGTGGATGAAGTCGCCGGAGCGCAGGTAGAGCGTGTCGCCCGCGATGGCCCAGTCATCGATCGCAAATGGGAAGGTGTAGCGCGACCATGCACCTACCTGCCCCATTCGGGTCATCGAGTAGACAAACACCTGGGCAGTGCCCGGGATCCACACCTCCCCTTCCCAGTGGCCGTTGGTGTTGAACACGAGCCAGTACTGACCCATGGCCGGGTAGTAGAGCGCCAGCGGCTCGCTCTCTTCCCCCATGGCTTCCTGCACCAGCGGGTCGATCGGCATGCCCACGTCACCGGCCTGGAAGTTGGTGCTGCTGGCGGCAATGCCGACCGTGCGAACACCCTGCGATGCCAGGAAGAACAGATCGTTGGATACCGGTGCAATGGCATGGTGCTGCGTGCTGCCCATCGGCAGTGCGTCCAGCAGCGCCATGTTGGCCGGGTCCTCGTCAACCTGCCAGAGCTGGAACGCCTCCGCATTGAAGGCGATGAGGTTGCCGCGGTACAGCCCCATCGCCTCGACCGGGTTCGAACCATAGTTCTGCAGCCCGGTGGGCAGGTAACCGGCGTCATCGTCCGTCGACCAATCCAACGGGTTGACAGTCGCCGAATAGCGCACGATGTCGTCATCCCCGCAGAACACCTTGGATGCCGCGATGGCCACGATCTTGGTGTTCGGACAGTTGGGGTCCTCCACGCGCCTGGACACCGCCCGCAACGTCGCCGTGCCGTCCTTGACCATGCCGCCCTCTTCCTCAGGCCAGTCCGGCTCGGTGTCGCCACTCACATACAGGGGCTCAGCGGTCCACACGACGCGGGTAGCCGCGATGGCCTCCCAGACGACCTCGTTGTCGACCACCTGCTGCCCGAGCACTGGCGGCCATGCAGGCTCGCTGGAATCCGAGAAACCAGACTCTGGCTGCACCGCCTTGTAGGCCAGGTCAGCAGGGAGACCGGCGAAGGTTCCCTCAACCCAGAGATTGCCGCCCCAGATTGCGTGGTTGTGATCGGCCACGGACCACAGCTCAATGCCGGCCCTGCAGTAGGCCGCACCTTCCGGGCAGGTGGATTCGCAGGTAGAGCGATGGACAGCACCGCCTGCGCCGCTGTCTACCTGATTCCCCTTGTCCACGCGCAGCAGCACATCGGCTGCAGTGAACCAATGCACCTCGACCCAACCACGGGTGGCCCCCGCCACGGACGCGCCTTGGTCGATCAGGCATGCAGCCGTGATCTTCTTGCCGACGGGCACGATCAGCTTGGTCTGGTTGAGTGCGCCACCGCTGGGCTGGTTGCCTGGCAGCTCGACATAGGTCCGCCAGCCCCCCTTCGACACGTGCTCCGAGTAGAAGGCCGCGCCGGTGAAGTCCCAGTTGCTTGAGCCAGCACTGAAATCGCCGTTGGCCACATTCGTGGCACTGGGCGCAGGCGCAGTGATGGGAACGACGATGTCGCCAGGCTGGTAAAGGGTGCCAGGCTGCCAGGTGGGGTACGCCATTATTGGGCCTCGGTGCTGGTCTTGCCGTCGCCATAGCGGTCCTTCACGGACGGCGGGACGGTCGTGTTCGGCGTGGTCGTCTGCGGATCGACGTCGTAGGGGTTCCGGTTGCTCACGTCTTCGATGACGGTCTCGCCCGGGTTCGTCGGCCAGTTGGGCTCAACGGTCCCTGAGCGCGGGCTATCACCTACCACTTCGGTGACCACATAGCGGTATCCGTTGTCTTCGGTGGGCACCACCACATCGCCAACGGCGCGGCCCACGTTGGGCGCCCATGGGGTATAGCCCGCGCGGTCCGACTCCACGCGATAGGCCATACCGTTGCCGCTGGTGGGCCGAACGAGCGTCCCCGGCAAGTAGACCTTCCCCGGCTCCCACACCTCACCCTTCTCCAGCCAGTAGTGGCGGATGAGGCCGTCCTCGAACTCGGCCACCACGTACAGGAACCCGAGGAACGGCAAGGCAAAGTGAATGTCCTTGATCGGCGTTTCCGGTGCAGTCGGGTGCCGAAGGACCTCAACCTCCACCCTCTCATCAACGCCTGGCGTGACCTGATGAGAGAACACGACGAACTTTCCCTGGAACCACACAAGGCCCTTCGTCCCCGAGGGCAACACCACGTCGACACGAGTGCCCGGGCGGCTCTTGATGGTGCGCGCCGCGGTGACGTAGCCGTTGAGCAGGTCGTAGAGCGAGTCCGGCGATGCGCCTCCTTTGTCGCGCAGGCGGGTGATGCCGGCCTTGACCGTCGTGAGTGCCTGGCTGCGCATCCTCAGTCCTCCTTCATGACCGGCCGCACTGCCGGAGGCGGCATGGCGCTGCCCGGGATGTACCGGCGGGTGTGGTGCGACCCAGCCACCAGGCTGCGCACGTAGGCCGTTGCTTGGGCTGCGTAGTTCCCTGCGTCGGGCTGGCTGTAGTGCGCCTTTGCGTTCGCCAGGGCCTGCAGGAAGATCGCCTCCGGGTCGATCGTCGTCTCGTCGCTGTCGGCCTCCAGCGGGAGCAAGCCGAAATTGCCCTTGATCCGCAGCTTCCACGTGCTGTCGACCGGCGGCGGCCAGACCTCAATGCACTGCCGGATTTCATAGTGCGACGGGATGCCGGGGCCGGGGCTCCCGTACATCACCGGGTCGATGCCACACACCAGCGGGCGCCAGCTAAGATCGCCCTGCGAGATGCCAACCCACGTGACCATGCGCGGGTCCATGCGCTTCGGGCACGCATCAGCGTTAGCGTCGAAGTCGTAGAAGCGAACACCGGGCTCCATGTTCCAGGTGTAGAACCTCTCCATCCGAAACACCGAATAGCGCCGATAGAGCATCTCCTGCGCGTTACGGATGAAATCGTCCAGCAGCGGCGCCATGCCGGGCGGCAGGATGCCCATGGATACCTGGGTGGCAAATCCAAGCCGCGTGGCGATCCTGTTCCGCATGTGCGCCAGCGTGGTGCGCGGGTAGTCGTCGTCGCACGCGCAGTTGTAGGAGGTGGCATCCGGTCCGGGCTCATCCGAGACGTACACAGTGATGTTGTAATGGATAGGCAGCGTTTCTTCCCCGCTGAATGCGGGCTCATAGGCGATGCCATCCAGACCCACCCCAACCTCCACGATATCCGCGGACACCCCGTCGCCAAGTACAACGCCGTCGTCGGTCTGATTGAAGCCGATGATCGGGGAGCCACCTCCGTTTCGACCGGCGAAGAGCCCGCCACCCCACCCTTGGCCTGGCTGCGCTGCAGGGTATGCATCGGAGGTGTACCGGACACCGATCCGTACGTCAGGAGCGACAGCGAGGCTCCAGCCATGAAGGCGGGCATCAGCTCCATCGGGGAAGATCAATGCCCCATCCATGACCACGCCGCCACTGCTCGTGAGGGTGTAGCTGACACCCTGCGCGTCAGAGATCTCTACCCAAGCCATTGCCGTCTCCTTCACTTAAAAGGCCGGCCGGAGTCACCCCCGACCGGCCGCCGTCACCGCCGCCAGCGGGTCGGGTTACTGCTTGCGGGACTCGCTCTCGTCATCGATCGCGGCCAGCAGATCTTCGCGGGCCTGCCCTTCGGCTTCCGCCGCTTCGATGGCAACCAGGTCGGCATCGCTCAGGCCCTTCAGCTTCTCGGTGATCGTGGCCACATCGCCGGCCAGGAGCTCGGTGAAGTCGGTGTCCCCCGTTGCGGCCTTTCCACCCTTGGCCGCGCCCTTGGTGGTCGACGTCTTCGCCGGCGCCTTGGTCGAGCCCTTGGTGGTCGACGTCTTCGCCGGCGCCTTGGTCGAGCCCTTGGTGGTCGACGGCTGGCGGCTGTCGATGAACTTCTCCAGGTCACGCTGGCGATTGAAGTAGCGGGCACGTGCCGCGTCCGAGTCAGCGTTGCCGCCGTACTTCTTGACCAGGCCGGCGAAGGCGGTGCCGACGTCGAAGTCCTCGACCTGCACGTCCTCGGTCTCCAGCTCGGTGACCAGTTCCTCGCCGTAGATCTCTTCGAGGATGGACTGCTCGTACTCCGGCACGGTGGTCGGCAGCTTGGTGCTGGCGTCGCGGTCGATCAGCAGCGTTACGTGCTGCAATACGATCTTGGCGCCCATTACTGCACTCCCTCCAGATAGACCGCCACATCGGGGCCATCGGCATCCGCCGTGGTCACGTTGACGCGAATCCAGCCCGGCAGGTCGGCGATTTCGCCAGCCTGGTCCGCGTTGGCGTCGATGGTGGCAATGTCGGCCCAACCCGCATCGCCTTCCGCCGGGGTGTCAGCACTGGGACTCGGGTGGCCCTGCAGCTTGAACACGCCGGTCAGCGGCAGCGTCGGAATGCTGTACTTGCACTCACGGCCGGCACCGCCCAGCAGCGGGGTCTTGCTGAGCCGCACCGGGGCGAGAATGTCAACCGCGGTGACGTCGGCATTGAGCTTGAGGATGTTCGGCATAGCTTCTTCTCCTGACCGGCGAGGCATCCCTCGCCGGTCTGTTGTTGGCGGTCAGGCGATGCTGAAAACCGCGTTCGAGTTGCGCTTGCGGCAGGTCAGGCCGTAGTCCGCGGTCAGGCCGAAGTAGTACGTGTAGCGGTCGTACACGCGCGGCGGGGTGCGGCGGATCATCCAGCGGCCCTTGACCGGGCGCAGGCGCAGAGCCTTGCTGTTGAGGAAGTAGCCGCGCTTCTTCCACGGGTAGGTGATCGCACCCAGCTCTTCGTCCAGGGCATCGAAGGTCGGATCCCACACCACCGACACGCCCTTGAAGGCCAGCGCCTTGGTGGTCGGGTCCAGCGTCACGCCGCCGGTCGACGCCTGGCCCAGGTTGATCTGGCGTCCCATGACCTTCAGCGCGTCGGCCTGGATGGCGTCGTACATCGCCGAGCCCACGACGATGAAGTCGGGGTTGCCCAACTTGCCGTAGGTGATGGTCTGGCGCCACAGGGTTTCCAGCGTCGAGATCAGATTGCCGGCCGTGGCCGTGCTGATCCCCATCTGCGCCCAGTTGCGCCACCACGGCGTGGTCGACGCATCGATGCCGCCGATGACGCCGGCGTTCGGGGTGGTGCTGACCAGCGCGTCCAGGCCCGGCACGGCCTTCGGGTTCGCCGAGCCGTCCAGGTGGACCTCCCGGTCCCAGTTCTCCTGGAAGCCATCCTTCAGCGTGGTCCAGCCTTCCTGCAGCTTGTCCACGATCTGGATCTTCTCGGCGTCGGTCATCTGCGCCGACTTGTCGTCGGTCAGGATGATGCCGTTGTTGGCCAGCTCGGTCTCGTTGAGGCTGAAGCCGTCGTGGGCCTCGTAGTGCTGGTACGGCGCCAGGCGCACGGTGTCCTTCCGGTTGAAGGTGACCTGGTCGTCGCCGGAGTAGTTCTGGTAGTTGCTGTCGTTGGTGAAGCGCACCTTCTCGTTGAAGATGCCGTTGCCGAATACCGTCTCGGTCTTCTTCTCGATCAGCCACTTGGCCAGCGGACGCTCGCTGGTGAACTGATCGATCGGGTCGTCAGTCGCATAGGACTGCATCTGGTAGTTGGCGCCGGACGCCAACTGGGCGGGAGTCAAAGGCATATCGCACCTCGGAGGGAAAGAGGAAGCCCGAATGGGCGTGGTCTCTCGCGTTCCGAGGGCGCGACTCTCGTTTCAGCGCTACCGGCGGCGAACCCGGCTTACGTCACACGCGGTGCCGGCGTTGGCCGGCTGGACCGCAATATGCGCCAGCCGGCACGTCAGTCAACGGTGGATCAGCGGCCCTGCGTCTTGGCCAGCTGCACACCGAAGTCGAAGGCGTTCTCCTTCGTCGGGGCCTTGCTGAGGTCCACGCCGGTGGCACGGGCCGGGTTGTTGGGCGCCGCTACCGGATGGCGCTGGACGGGCGGGGCCACAGGCGCAGATGCAGCGAGGTAGGCCTTCTGGATCGCCGCGGCCCACTGCTGGGGCGGCAGGCTGTCCTGGATGACCGCCACCATGGGCTGGATGGCCCTGAACTTGGCGTCGAAGTGCTGCGGGTCGGCGGCACGAAGCTGGGCGCCCAGCGCCTGCACGTCCTGCATCGCCTGCTCCTGCGCCTGTCGGGTGGCCTGTAACTGCTCCATGGCCTGCCGCTGGCGCTGCTGGCTGTCCTGCTGGAGGGCCGAAGCGCGACGGGTGCGGATCAGTTCTTCTGCTGCGGCCTTGGTCATGTCGCCATCGGCCACCTGCTTGGCCAGCTCGGGATACTCGGCCAGCGGGTCGTAGCCCGGCGCCGGCCTCCCCAGCTCCTTGGCCAGCCAGGCCATTTCCTGCTGCATGAAGTCGTAGGCCTGCGCCATCGCGGCCGGGTCGCGGGAGTTGATCGCCGCCAGGTAGTTCAGCGCATTGCCCATCTGCTGCGGATCGGCACCGGTGGACCTGATCGTTTCCTCCCACTGCCGGCCGCGTTCTGCGTCGGGGCGCAGCGTCTCGGCTTCGGCGGCGCGCTCGCTCAGTTCCCGGAAGCGCTTCTGGGTCCGCTCGTTCGAAATGCCCAGATCCTTGATCTCGGCGTCGATGGCATCGGGCTGGTTCGCAGCCTCCGCAGCGGCAGCGGCAGCAGCCGGGTCCGGCTCACCACCTTCGCCGCCCTCGGCGCCCGGTGCACCAGCATCGGTAGCGCCAGCAGCAGCGTCTCCATCAGCTGCAGCCGCGGGATCTGCAGCAGCCCCATCGGCGGCCGCAGCCGGCGCGCCACTGTCCTCGCGCACTTCCTGCTCGCGGGCCTTCTCCACGCCCTGGCTGAAGGCGTCCAGCGCCTCGGTGTTGGGGTCGCCGTCGTTCCTGGCGACGGTCTCCGCGGCCTGGGCCGCAGCTGCAGCAGTGCCGTCATCCACGGCGGTGGTGTCGGGTTCGTTATGGTCAATACGCACGTGTGTGTCCTCGCTGGCGGCGTGTGGGGTCAAACAGGGGTGATTGCCGGCGGCGTCATCGCAGCCGGGTCGAGCATTGCGGGATCGATGGGCGGCTCACCGCCGGCAGCACCGGCCGCCATCGCCGGGTCAATGGCGGCACCACCCATCGGATCGAGCGCAGGGTCAACCGGTGCCGGCGCCTGCGGAATGAAGCTGTACGGGTCGATGCTGATGTCTCCGGCACGCTTCACCGTCTCCACGGCCAGCTGCTCAAGGCAGTTGGCGATGTCCAGCGGCGACGAGCCGCGCATCTGGCCGATCTGGATGGCGGACTGCTGCAGCTGGGGTAGCAGGATCGACCACTGCTGCTGGCGCAGGGCGGTAGCAGGCTTGCCCGACGATCCCGCCCGGATGTCCACCTGAACCACCATGTCGAGCATCTCGGGCTCGGGGACGTTGATCCACATGGCGTCCGCCCCGGCCATGTTGGCTGCCTCATCAGGAGTGAGCCCGTTCGGCGAGACAGCGAGCTCGGCGGTGTAGACGGCCAGCTCGGAGAGCATCTCGTCCAGGCTGTCGCGGGCATACCCGATGCGGGACTCGGTGCCCTGCTGCTGGATATCAGCCTCCGTGGCGGTCTTTGCCACCTGGATGCTGGACGACAGCGCCTCCTGCACGCCCCAGATCATCTCCAGCTCCGCACGGATCTGCTGCGTGTCGTAAAGCGCCGGGTCGATCGGGTTGTAGCTGATGGGGAACACCACCTGGTCGGGGCGCTGCCCGTTGAGGTTCAGGCCGACCATTTCGTTGGAGACCGCGCCCTCGAGGCGCTCGGCGTCGGTCGGTTCCAGGGCCCCACGGTCAAAGCCGGTCTTCGGGATGGCGCGGCGCCGGTGCGTCTTGTAGTTGGTCCTGACCCGGTTGTACTCGTCCAGCAGCGAGCGGGAGCGGTCGACCAACGACTGCGGGTGGCGCGCACCGTCGTTCCAGATCACGGCCCAACTGAAGAACGGGTAGAAGCGCGTGGTTCGCTGCTCGGGCTTGAACGGCTGGCGCAGGTAGCGCGGGCACCCCTCTGCCAGGGTGATGACGTGGCCCGTCTCCTTGTTCCAGACCTCCCACACGCATACGCAGGCTTTGCTGGTGTCAGTGGCGCCGGCCGGCCCCTTGGAGAAGGCGTCCGCCTGCTCGCCCCGAGCAGCGCCGCCGAACCCTGCGCCGTCGGTGACCTTGCCCGGGATGCGGA